GTCTTTTAAGCACGCTCAGAGACTTTCAGATAGCCCCCTATGCTTCTTTCTAAGCGCGGACATACATCATGCTATATGCTGGCATTGCTATGCCTTAGCGCTCAATGCAGGCGCTCTAGCCGCCATAGCATTCATCATTAACTTACTTTTATTTATTTCTGCCGTAACAATAAGATCAGCAATAGCAAAGGCTTTTGATGCCTTCTGCGCCTTAGTTGTTGCCTTTTCTGACTGTATGATCTGCACTGCGCTTATTGTCTGGGCGCTAATGGCGCCAACCATCATTATTGCCAACGAACGCCTAACCCTGAATGGCTTAGAGTATCGTGTGTCTATCCACTTTCTGGCCTTGCCTTGATGGTCTCTATAGCGCTTATCCATGATCCACCAGCGCATCACGCAGTGCAGCATAGTCGTAAGTGCCAGCCTCAATCAGATCAACACTATCTATACTTCTCCATTCGCGGCACTTACTACCAAACGGACATATGTATTCAACAACTAAATGCTTTCCTGATTCGCAGGCACCATTCATATCAACAATATCGACAACTATGCCGGCGGCATAAAAAGATAGCCCGTTTGATAGATTCTCATCATGACTTAAATCTCTAAAGAAGTAGCGCTTATTCATGCCGATCATCACAAATGTTAATTACTTCACTCATCTGATCGTCATTGAATAATAATGCAGGATCTACCCCTTTTACAACAATAGAGTTGGGCTTATCATCAAAGTATGCAGGCGCCAAGCCTAGCGAGTGACGTATATAGTTAATTGTGCGCTTGAATATATTCATTAGATATTATCTCCGTAGTAGCACACAAAGCCATTCTTAGCGGGTATGATCTCACCACCTTGATCTGAGCATAGCTTGTAGTCGAACTCGTCGATCATTTCATCACTGTCTGCCGCTCGGTCTGATCCGCCGCATGATGATAGGATGATTAAAACTGTTAAGGCTGCTAATATTTTCATTTGATAATCTACTCGTGTAGTAGGTAATTGATTCGTGATAAGCGAGGCGGAAGGCGGTCACGAGTCCGCTTTTCGGGTTGCATACCCTATCCGCTATATAATGATAGGCTAATAAAGCAATGCTATCAAGCCTTTGACTCACGCTTAGTTTTTATGTCATGGCATGATTTGCATATTGACTCTAGATTTCGCCTTTGATCTGTACCGCCCTTAGCCTTGTTTATAATGTGGTCCACGTCTACCGCTTTAGTGAATATACCGTCCCTTATACATGGTTGGCATAAATGCCCATCTTCTTGCAGCACTCTCACCTTAAGCTTTCTCCACTTGTGCCCATATCCGCGCTCATTGCTGCTCTTTCCGTTATGATTCCATGCTTCAATTTTATGATCGTTACATCTACCCTTTTTGGCTGCGTACTTGGTACACATGGGGTGAGTGCATGGCCTTGGAGCCGCCATAGGCATTATAGTTTACTATCTATCTGAACGTAAAATCCACGGCTTAGACTTAGACCTGCGGCTGTTACGATATTATTCACAATATAAGCCTCACCACTTGAGCTGGTCGTTGTTAGTCTAACCGCGTTTGCATCTGTGTACGTTATGCCGTCAATTGTCACCGATTGGTTTGTTTGCTCGCTTGCCTTTGTCCATCCTGCCGGCACTGTCCAGGTGCTTGTGCTTATCGTATCTCCATCCAGTTTAGTCGTCCAAACCACATAAAACGCATCATCATCGAGCGGGTTAAAGTCTTCGTTTAATCTTGGCGCTCGCTTACCGTTGTGTATAGCCATTACTCATAAACCTCTATAATTCTATCGCTTTTTGACATAACTAAAACCCTTTCTAGAGCGCATACCTGCGAGACCCTATCAACACCATCAACAAAAACCGATCTAGATCTAAGGCCCACATTATCCAGTGGAGACCCAATTGTATAGCCACTTGTGACAACGTTGGGAATATCACCAATTAATGTGCCATTCCCGAATCCTCTTGTTACTACTAGAGAAATTGACATTACGTAGACCGCGTTCGGCTGGTTGGCTTTGTTGTATCAAGCGTATGCGTTGCCGCCGTTGTTGCGCCATCTAACTTTTTAGTTGTTATCGTTTTGCCAGTTATCGAAAAATCGCCTATCATTTGCTGTATCAAGTACAAAGCCTGGGCAATCGTTGGAGCCACACCATCATCCGCGTAGCTTTCCGTCATTTGCGTTGTGTGAATATCGCTTACACTAATGTCGTTCAATGCCGCTATAGCCACACCGTTTGCAGTGATACCGGCGTTGTCTGGCGCAATCGTATTGGCGCCATCAGTCCCGCGCATATCCGTATTAGTTGTTGTCACATCGACAAGATCAACATTAACAACCGCACCCGATAAAGTAGTGATTGCCCCAGCGCTTACAATGTCCGTTGCTGCTATATCGTTTAGCCCTGTAATTTGCGCGGGTATAGTCGTTCCTGTATCGACCAGTATTGCGTCAACGTTTGCATCAACTGTCGCAAGATTTGCCGCCGTTGCTGCGTTGTCAGTCCCTCGCATATCGGTATTTGTCGTTGTTGTTGCCACTGTCGTGACGTTTGCCACTGTGTCGGTTGATGGGTCGAAATAGTCAGCACTAGGAAGCGTTCGAGCCTCCATTTCCGCATTTGTCGGCCCGTCATATGCTGTTATAGCTGCACTTGACGCACTCTGAATTTGAGCGTAATCAACTCGACCACCATCAACGATAGTCACGGCACCGCCTGAGCTATCTGTTAACGTGAAGTTGCCAAATATAGCCACCTGACCGCCTACACAGCTTGCATCAATAAGTATATTGCCTCCTTCTCCATGTATTTCTGATATCGACGAAGCAACCATGCCTTTTAACTGAATACCAACACTGGTTCTTGTAGATATAAATTGGACATCTGCAAGGCTATTAAAATCGAATGTAGGATATGTGCCAACAGCAACGGCGCGCGGAACGTCCCACGTATATGTGTTTGATGCTTGAGCTGCCACAACGTCCCCGCCGAACGCGCAATCTGTTGCAAAATAATCGCCAAGGGTGTTGCCATCAAGCCGGCAAGAGTCAAGGAAGACTCGTTGAGCGTTGGAACCAGAGTCATTACCCTGAATTCTTGCGCGCCTAAAATAGGAAAAACTTAGAGATCTACCATCCAGATTTACAACATACCCGCTCTGATCATTTTGGAAGTTGTACCCTTCGAAATCTTGACCTAATGCGCCTAAATTTGAACCATCAGATATGTTAAACGTGTTCAAACCTTGGGAATCTGCAATTGTTCTAGCGTCTGTAATGTTGTCGCTAGGATTAGATGCAGTTCCTACGCCAGAGCCGGTGCCTGAAATTCCTGTATTAGTGTTAATCCAAACAGCACCTCCCTCAAACCCCAAGGTTCCAGTTTGCGCAACAGCATATACAAAAACGCTATCTAATCGTAAAGTAGGGTTAGATTGAGCTGTTAAAGTTATAAATCTAGTTAGAACTCTACCTAGATTCGCGCCAGTACCCGTGTTTTCAAGGGGGATTAGAACAGCGTCAACAGTGTCATTTACTGACGTGTTACTTTTGCCCTCATAAATTGCTTTCGTTTCCCACGTAGTATTTGTCCAGTTGTATGCCTGTATATATATCTCATCATTGCCACCGTTTAATATACCTTTAAAATCAATCAAGGTAGCGATGCGATCAGGCCCAACATTAAACTCTTGCACTATATCAATTATATTGCCCGTATCATCTATAACCTGTCGGACATTATCGGTTGCCTTTAAATCAGCAAAAGTTCCTGAAGTTTGAACACCGACAAAGCTGACACCCTCTATCGAAGATAAAACATTGTCATTTTCAACAGCAAAAGGTATGCCAGATCCTGTTGCCGACCCTAGCGCATTTACCTGTGATTGCGTCGCCGGATATGTGTCACCTAGCAATCCAGTCACACCATCAAACTGAAGCTCTAGATTATCGGCGGCTGTTGTGTCGTCGCTAATAGAAATGATATTTGCATCAACTGAGGTATACACCTGGACGCTAGCCGTGATCGCTCCAGTACCGGTAAATGTGAAAGTAATATGCTCGCCGTTAGTTTCGGCCTGCGTTGGCGTGTAGCTGTGATAACCATTCCCCTCGTGAGCTGGTGCCGTTCCCGCGCCAGCCGTTTGGGTTCCGTTGTCGATAGTTACTAAGACAGAAACAGCGCCAGTGAAGGCGGTTCCATCTGCTACTGTCGTCATCTGTGCGCCAATGCTTTGACTCGCAACGTTCTTTTTCATGTCAGTATCACTGTATTATTTGATTTGTGTTTGATGCCCATGCTGCCTGAAACCCGCCGCCGCCCGTTACTTCGATTACCTGAAACCCTACGGCATCAGTGGCGCTATCATCACTACATAAACACGTTATCGTAACCGCAGCAGCAGTCAGCCCTGAAAATCGTACGTAGTTTCCGGTAGTGTCTGGAGTTCCTGCGCTTGTGCTTGTGACTTGCGTTAGCGTGCCAGAGTTGAAATTATCAGAGCCTTGGTTTTCGTAGTAATACGTTGTCGTGCCGTCGCTAACGCTGAACGTTTCGCCGCTTGCGTTCCCCACATCCTCAGCAAAATATATGATTATGTCGTACTCAGAATACGGGATTTCGCTAAAATCTATCGTTGATCCGCTAGCGTCATCAGTCGCAACGCCACGAGTAAACATATCGAACAGGTCACCAGACCCTACCGCTCGCGTGGTTTTGTTGCCTCGCATTGCAGCAGTAACCAAATCTAGAGTTGTGGCCGATCCGGTTTGATCCTCTAAATTTGTTTGTGACGTATTCGGAAACCCGCTGTATTGCAGCCAATTAGTATACGGCTCGACCCCAATTGTAGCCGTAGGGCTTACCGCTGTTCCGCTGCCTAAATCGCCTGATACCGCGTCACCGAATGCCATTATTTAGCACACTCTTTTAGTTGTTGTCTGTGTTTGACGTTAAACGTTTTAACTGCACTTTGAAGCAGTCCGAGCTGCACCGCCAACTCTTCATCTTTGACCGCGCCAGTACTCAACAATGAATTAGCGTGTGCTAACTGGTTGATAACTGTGAGTATTTCGACTTGAGCCGTTAGCGCTTGAATAGTGCCGTCGTGATCCTGCGTCTTGTTTCCCCACCAAAATATTGACACAACTATACCGAGTGACGTTACAGCACCAATTGTTTTTACTATCAAACTAAAGTTTTTAGCTAGCCAACGCATATTATCTCGATATAAAAACTGTTTCAGTCTCAGTGTGACGACATTTGTCACATTGTACCGCTAATTGTTTAATCTCAAGGCCCATTAAATCCAGCACTTTACGATCAATATCTGTCTGTATTGTAGCAAGGTTGCACACATAGTCATAATCTAGCCCGTATTTTTCAGCGTATAACTGGTATCCGATTTCTGGCGTTGAGCGCGCTTGGCGGCTTACTGAGTAGCGAACGTGAGACCTAAATTCACTTGCAAAGTGCTTAGCTAGTAAAGGCTTATCGACTGTGTATTGTTTCATAACGCTATTTTACGCGCCTTGATACGCTAGCGATACTAGACCGACGAACGAGCCGCATAGCACAGCAATAACAAGACGACCGGTCATATTGTAGTAGGCTCCTTCCGCATAAAAATATCCGAAAATCCCAGCGATCAATACTAGCGTCGATAACAGAATCATAGCACCCCCTCGATTTATATACATTTTAGCACTATTAAATTAATTTATATATTTAACGCAAAAAGCTTTACACTAAAGTAAAAGGCTGTATAATTCTAATCATCGAAACAAACAACGGGAAGCAAGAAAATGAAAACTACTAAAGAAGTTCTTGAGATTGCAATGGAAAACTCCGACAACGCTAAATCAGCAATTGATTTTCTTGAAGATGGCGCAGCAATGGCAGCGCTTGGAATCACCGACGAGGATCAAGATTCTGTTGAGGAAGCAAGCGAAATCTTATCGGGACCGATTTACAGCAAGGGCATTCAATACATAAACAAAACTGACGACGCGACTACAGAAACTCGATGGTTCCACGTCAACGGCGAAGTTTGGGGCCTGTGTGACGATGGGCGAATGCTTGACGAAGACGGTATTCCTTGCTCCGACGAGCCGACTGAAATCAAAGAAGCGATTGAAGAATACATCAATGTTGCGCCCTCTCAATTCGTTCGCGATTGCAACAGCAAAGAAGCGATTATTGACGGCTTAAAAGACGAATCTACTAGAACATTTCACGCGGCCAGCTACTTAGCCGACGCTGTTTTAGATGATCTGAATTATCTTACGCACGCTTGTTGTCACACTAGAGAAGAAAACTTGGCGGCTCAACTTGAAATATTTGTAGATGCTGGTGCGGTTTTTGACCACAAAGAAGCTATGGCGCTAGCTAACCGCCTTCTAGCCGCATCCTAAAAAACTAAGGGGCTACGGCCCCAATAGGTGAACCATGAAAAAAAATAATTGCAATCTAATAAACTGCCCTATTTGCTCCGACGCTAAACGCTATGACACGATAGACGAATACAAAGACGCGGAGTTTGACGGTGACTATAAAGCTGTTGCTCAATTCTGGGGGTTTAATCCTGCGATGTTTTCGCAGCTACGACGCAAAAAAACGTATCGATTTGAGGTTGCGAAAAATGGCGATCATTCACGAATCAACGAAAAGCGCGAGACTAAAGGGGCTATGCAATGAAAAGCAGCATTAAAACCATAGCGACAATTATAGTCTTTTTTGCCGCTGGCTGGTTTGCACATTTTTTATACATGGACTATCAGATATTAACAGGCAAAATGCAGCCTGCCGTCACAGCCAGAAACAACGGATGGTATGTTGAGTATAAGCCCAGCGAGGATTTAAGCGATGAATAAAAAAAGCGGGCTAATCAAAGCCGTCGCAATAGTGACATTTTTTGTCATAGCATCTATAGCTGTATCAACTTTGGAGTATTCAGCATGAGCGAATTCAGAACCGCTTTACAGTGCCAAGCGCGAGGCTGTGACGGCTGTGTAGTGTGCGATAGAGAGAATTATACTCAGGACGATCTTTTACAGTATAGAGCTATCGAAAAAGAGCTTAATGAGAGAATGAAAGACTTTCCAGAGTTTAACAATGGATAGAATCATGTAGTACAATGTATTGAGTGTATATTGATAAGGGCAGGTAACGCCCATTATGCGGACCTAAACTAACGAAGCCGAAACAGGGCGCACTTATGTACGTCGTAAGTGCGGAATCCTTAGTAGGACGGATCGAGTACTCCGAAATGGTAAGCCCTGCTCTTTTCAGTATACATTCATACATAGAAGCTTACAAAAAACCCGCTATTCAGAAATGTCTAGCGGGTTTTTTATTGGGAGTCTTTGCAGAGACTTAACCCAGGGCAACGTGCTATCAACAGCATATAGATTATACCACAAAAAAAGCCCCTAGATTTTTTACGTCTAGAGGCTTTACGATCATTCTTTATCTTGCCCTTTTGGGAACTTCCAAACAACTAAAAAAAGCAGCCCAACAAGCAGTGCGTCAGCTAGAAATGACATAAAGAAAAGCCTAAAATCTACAACCACTATAAACACCCCGATTATCACAATCAGGGGCGTTTTTGCTTTGCTGAAAAAACCCACTAAAACTCAATACCTAGGCTTTTCGGATTCAGGCCAAGCTTACTAGCAATTTCGCCAAGAATCTTAACTTCTTCAGGCTCCATTTCACCGTCAGCCATTGCAATGGTGTACGCCGCAACAAAAACGTCTTCCGACTCTTCTGTAGAGCTTGCGCAGTCTGCGATCTCGCGCATGATCTGCATTTTTCCGATCAAAAAACCAGCATCAAGCATATTGGTGAACTTATCTACCATCTTGCCAATTTCACCACCAAAACCCTGAAGCGCTGGGTGTGCACCCAACTGAGAATTTAGGTTTTCAATTTCTTCAGGCTCAATCTCACCATCAGCAGCGGCCACCAAAAGACAAGCGCCAACCAAGCCTTCAGCTAGATCTTTGTTTTCCATTTTCTTTACTTCATTTTTTAACTGACTTGCTTTCTTACCGAATAATTTACCTAACATTTTTTTTCGCCTTCTCGTTTTGCTACTGCCGAAAATACAACATCACCTTTGGGTTTTTGCTCTTTCCATACGATCCTAACGCTACCGACTTCTAGTGCCCCCCTAAGTAATGCTGGATTTTTAACAATCTCAGTAATAGTTAAAGTTTTCATTTTGTTTTTCCATCTAAGGAGCACACATAGTATTCGAATAGATCAAACAGTGTCAACTATTATTTATACCGGACACAAAAAAGCCCTTGAAAGGCGAATAACAAGGGCTTAAGATTGTTTTTTTTGCCGAATGGTGTTGACGCACCTTGGGTAAACAGTAGAGATAGTACGGTTCAGCCCTTCACGGCAAGCGTTATATTATAACACTTATACTGTTTTTCCAACCTTTCGGCATCGTCTATTTGATGCGCGTACGGTAACGACGATAATCTAAACCGATTCCGACACCCAAAACTATAACCGGCACACTTTCGCCAAACTAGAAATCACGCACTAAGCGACATCTGAAAACGGACTAGCTAAAGCATTATTTATAATGTGGATTAGAGCGGTGTTGTTATGGCCGATGTATCTCACGGCATAGCAGTAAACAGAGACTTAATTGACCAAGTTTGCGACTTAATCGCATAGGCAACCGGCAAGTTGAAAAACTGTTCTCTGATAACGTGATTGATAGTGACTGATACTAATTAGATCCATCTAGTGTGCTTGTAGGTCAAGTGACGCTCTAAGTGACAACTATGTCCAAAATCTACCTAAACGCATTATCTATCAAATAGACCCGAAGAACTTAATTAACCTTTTTCGTAAATAACCCTTGCATAGTTAACCTATTATGTTAATATAACTACATCGAAACGAAACACACACAAGGCGCAATGATATGAAACTTTATATATACAACAACGAAAACCAAGTGATTGCAATTGCTGAAGGTGAAAGCAATGACGAGTGCGAATCAAAGGCTCAGCCATATGCAAACGATTACGGAGCATCTTATAGCGATGCTGGCTTATGGGTAAATGACGAGGAATCATTAAAAATATAATTAACCTAAAAGCAGCTATAGAGGCCGCCAACGCAAATCATCGAAACAAAGCACACAAGGAAAGACGAGATGAGTTTTAAAAAGTTCATAAAAGCACTGAACATTGAAAGCAACCAAGAAGCCTACACGCCCAAGCCTAGACCTGACAGAGAAAAGATTGTATTTCATGGTGGGTGCCTTGGCTGTACTCAGCAATCTAATCAGCCAAACGGTGCGGATTTTTGTGTAAATTGCAAATACTTTGAATTTGATATGGACTTGCCAAGCTTAAGCAATGAGCCTCCACGCCCGTCCGACATAGCTAGAGAAGAAATAAAACGGAGGCTAGGGCTGAATGGGTGAAAATATAATTAACTTAAAGGCGGCTATAAAGGCCGCTAACGCAAATCATCAGCAGTGGGCGCAATCACAAGGTATAACGCCTAAGACGGTCTCAGAGCTAATCAAAGATGGTGCAATCGTAGTTGGTACGGTTGTATATCGTGAAACTAATTATCGTGTAGAGCCACGTACTAAAGGGGGTGATGTATGAAAACAAAATATTCGTTAGAAAAGTGTATCGAGGAGGCTGATAGGTTCATAGTTGCAGCTCAAGAAGCTATTAATGATTTAGATAGGTGCTCGCATTACAGCAAGGAATGCGCCACAGCAAAAAGAAAATCAATGGACCTAACAAACGCACTTGTTGAGCTTAGAAAATCTAGTCATTACGGCTAACTAACCACGCACTATAGAAGGCGATGTATGAACCTATTCGACCAGATAACAGAATTCTTCACGCGCGACGATAAGAGCGAGTTAGAGCAAGACTTGATAGAAATGCCCGACGACGCCAGCGCAACGATTATAGCGGCTATTGAGGCCGAGCTAGCAGCACTAGAAGGTAAGGAGTAGATATGGATATGAAGGTAGAAATTAGAGAGGAAAAAGGAGAGGTTACTCGGGTGCGGGTAAATATAGGCTGTGCGCGATTTGATATTACCGAGCAGTTCGGCAGGCTGAACATTCTAGCAAGCGGGGAATTAACTGTATCCCCTCGTTGCTCAAATGTAATTGAACTTGAAGCTGAGGCCGAGTGGGTTAACAGCTAACAACATAGAGAGAACAGTAATGTATAAGCCAATTAAAAAATATTCTATGATTTCAACGCACGACCAAGGCGTCTTGGCGCACACAGATCATGAACACCATGAGAGCGCAGATTGGCCAACGCAGTGGTGCAAGTCTGATGATGTAGAGGCATTAGAGCAAGAGAGCGACGGATTTAGACAGCTACTAGAAGAGATCAAGGCTATCTTTGAGCGGTGCGACAAGCGCGCACTTGGGACTTGCACGCTTCAAGGTGAGCCCAGCTTTAACGTTCTTGATGACTTACTTGACGCAATTAACAGAGAGCTACATAAAGGAGGTGAATCATGACTAAACGATGCCCAGAATGCGACCAAGAGTCACCAGAAACACATTCATGCCCTGACTTTGAGCGCTACAAATGCATAAATAAGCAGTGCAATTTAGCCGCTTTTGACATACACCGATCCACACGAAATTTGCGTTATATGTCATATAAGGTGGTTGAGGAGTAACAAAATGAACTACAAAAACCCAAAAGACGACACGCCACCGTTCGACGTGTGGCTATTTTTAGAAATTGGCGACTTTTTCACTGTCGGTAGAGTAACTCGGCTAAGCCCGAATGACGTTGGCGCAATGTCGGAGCACGACCATTTTTGCGAGAGCGAAACCGAATATTTAGAGTATCAATTTTTTATACAGTGTATGACGACAAAGCACGAATTAAATTTAAACGCAATCTATCGAAATCCAGATTGCGGTTTTTTCGATAGCGACTTCATCGACCATTATTCAGATTCCATCAAATCTTGGTCACTACTACCTGCAAAAGTTGAGGTGAAACCATGACAGACCTAACCCAATGCCCGACCTGCGGAAAAAAAGAGGCTTACTGCTATGTAGAGCACGCTCTAGCTAAATGGCTTGAGTGTCTCAACAGTGACTGTAGAGAGCTTTTTACAGTTAAAAACGAAGAGGCCGACGCTAAAAACCGGCTTTAATCTCGCTATATATTTGCTAATAAAGGAAAGACAATGGGAATATTTAGATGGTTACGAAAATCAACGTGCAATCATGAGTTTTCAATATCAGAAATAACACTTACTGGAATTAAAAGGCCGTTAAAGCCGACATCTCAAGACTTTTACTGGAGCGAGTGGAGAGAGTACCACGAGAAACTTCGCTACCACGATAGCATAGTAAAGCGAGTGTGGTGTTTATGCAGGAAATGCAACACCGGTTACTACTCAACATGCGGGCTAAGTCTACCTGGAAAGCTTGTTAGATAGCTTATATTTGCTATACTCGATGTACGCAGTGTGACAACTGTAAACAATGCAGACGACAAGAGAATCTTTTCATAGTGCCCCTTGTTGCCGTAAATCTCTAACTACCCTTAGTTTCGTTGCCTGCGCGGCATTGTCACCGAGGGGCGCTTTAAAAAGGTTCTTTATGTCTCTCACAAAGTCCAAAGGATGGGTTTGCATTCATCGAGAAATGCTCGAATGGGAGTGGTACGACGACATTAATACGTCTCGCCTATTCATTCATTGCATCCTGCGAGCTAACCACACCGCAACCAAATGGCGAGGCCACGATATCAATCGAGGGGAGTTTCTAACGTCGCTCGAAACGCTATCTAAAGAAACTGGCTTAACAGTCTCTCAGGTTCGCACGTCATTAAAAAAGCTAGAATCAACGAATGAGATCGCAAGCTTATCGCAGGCTAGAAGCCGCATGATTACTGTGCTTAAGTACAATCACTATCAAGACAATGACAAGCAAAGTGACAGGCTGATCGCAGGGTCATCGCAGGATGATCGCAGGATGATCGCAACAGATAACAATGATAACAAGAAAAACAATGAAACAATGAAAACAAATAGTGCTGATGTCGAGACGATTATAGATCACCTGAACCTGAAAGCTGGAACGAACTTTAAGGCATCAACAAAGGCGACTCAGAAGATATTAAACGCTCGATTAAAAACCTATTCAGTTGCTGACTGCATGAGTGTCATCGAGACAAAGTGCGCCGAATGGAAAACAGATTCAAAAATGTCTGTATACCTTCGACCTTCAACACTGTTCAACGAAACAAAATTCGAGGGCTATCTCAATCAACCGGTAGTTAGCACTGAATACAGCTCAATAACTCAACAAAACATAAACGCCCTAAGTGGCTTGGAGCTCGACTAATGGAAAAGCACGAACAAGATTCATTCAAGCAAACGCTTATCGGTATTGGTGAGCTCCACGGCAAGCAGATAACGCCTGCACTGGTAACGATCTATTGGCAGGCAATGAAAGGCTTCACGCTAGAGCAATTCAGCGAAGGCATTAGTAAACATTGCCTAGACCCTGACTGCGGCCAATTCTTCCCAAAGCCTGCTGATATTGTTAAACAGCTACAAGGGACCAGTAAGGACAACGCAAGAGCTGTTGAGGACCGTGCAAAAATAGCGTGGTCCGTACTTATGGACCGAGTAGCTAGAATTGGGCATCACGGCAACTTAGAGCTTGACGACAAGCAAGCAATAGCAGTCGTAAAAGCCATGGGCGGCTGGAGAAAGCTTTGCATGATAACTTACGACGATATGCCATGGCGCGAAAAGGAATTTATCTCACTTTACGACACTTATGAGAATACGCCGCTTGAAATGCTGCCTAGCTCCTTACCAGGGCTTGATGACTTAACGAAACACAAGAAAGAGGCGCAAGAGCAAGCCGGCAACGTAATGGCCGGCCTAGAGGCTTACAGAGCGAGGATAGGCAAAGATGGATAACGAGAAAATAACAGATCAAGAGCTAGCTGAGCTCGACAAGCGCGGCTACAAACTAGACTGGCCTGAATACGAATACGATCACACATGCAGAGAGTGGGCTATAGTGCTCAATACTGGAGGCGAAAATGGATAAGCAGAAAGCAAAAATAATATCATTGCAAATAATAATGGTGCTAATCGGCTGCGTCCTTATCGGAAATGTAAACGTGGCTTTTGGCGTGCTTCTGTTTTTATGGGCTGACAATCTTAATAATGCAAGAAAGCCTAAGGGCGATGTCAATACTGGAGAAGAGAAATGAGCGATATATCTAAAATCGAATGGCAAACGTCAGAGCCGCCGGCAAATGTCGTGCTTTACGTGCTGTGCGACGACTACACGTTCGATTACGTCACAACAGCTACACGCATAGACTACAAGAAGCAAAACCCTAAGCAGAAGCGCGTAGGCTGGCGATGGGTTGATGAGCACGGCGAAAGGCTAGGCAGAAAAGACACCCCAAGCGCATGGGCTTACATTATCAATACTGGAGACGGAAATGGAAATACTTGAAAGCTTTGAATATTGGAAAATTACTGCGGTACTCGTCGCCTTGCTAGTTGGGATAGTCGTTATCGAAGTGATAGCAAGAATATTCTTTAGTCGCAGGGTGAACGTTGAAATACACCAAAAATACGGGTCAATACGAGCCGTTAGCATTCAGGTAGGCCGCGACACTGAAGTAGACGACCTAATCAAGCGAGCCCGTAACATAGACATAGGTAAAGAATAGCGTAAAAATATATTGCATTGATGTGGTCATGGTGTACACTGTGGTCATAGCAATCAATAAGGCGAAATCATGAAAGATCAGCGAAAGCGTAAGCATGTAAATTTAGAGCACGAACGGCCATTACGCGTGCTAGCGAACCACAAACACGACGGAAATGTAACCGACGCTATGAACTCGTGTATAGCTAAGGGCTTACGCTGCCCAAACCTCACGCCTGATCAAGTAGCGGAATTGACCGGCGAGGCTAATAAGGCTGCTAGCGATGAATAGAGACCTATTAAAATTATTTCTACCAGAACCAAGCGAGCAAGAAATACGCGAGTTGTGTAGAGCTAAAAAAGAGGAGCTGGGATTTGATATTGAAAAGTCTACATTTCCGCTCAATCCGCTTTCTATAGAACCTACGATTAGTATAGAAGAGGCGGTCAAGCTGCTTGAATTATGGGATTCGGTGTTGGATTCGGTGTTGGATTCGTTGGGGGTCTCTGTGGGGGAATCGGTGCGGAAATCGGTGTGGGAATCGGTGGGGGACTCTGTGTGGGATTCGGTGGGGGACTATGTGTGGGACTATGTGTGGGAATCGGCGGGTGGCTTGATGCTGGCTTATACCTCATCGATATTTTACGGTGTTGAGTCTTGGCACGGTGTCGAACATGAAAAAGGGGTGAACCCATTTCAGGCAGGAATAGACCTATGGGAATCTGGATATATAGCAGCGTTTGACGGCAAGAGCTGGCATTTAATGTGTGGAAAAGATGCGAAGGTAGTTTGGACGGGGAGCTTTAACGATGAATAGAGATCCAATCAAGCCAAGACGCGACCAATTCAGCAACGGGCCTGCGGGCAGTATCAAATATCTAAGCGCTTTCGTCACGTATCAGGGCGCGCAATTAGTTTTGTTAGGCAGAGAAATCAAGGCGCTAAAGAAAAAGGTGCTGGCACTAGAGGCTAGGCTTAGGGAGGCTGAGGGGCGCGGCATGATAGCTAAGCACAAGCTTTATTTAAGCAAGAGAGCATAGGTGATTTATTAAGACGTCAGATAAAAACAACGTATGCGGTAAAATAAAGCCAGCTGTGACACATAGATGCTGCCCAAAATGTGGCTATCTTATGTCGCAACTTGAGGTGGACTTGATTCGTTTTGAGTTGCGTTGTCAGCGATGCAAAGAGCATACGATAAAAGAGTTTCAACCTATGCAGCTTGAGCATAGCCAGAATTAATTCACATATAACTAGATAGGAGTAAGAACGATGAAAGTGAAGCGAAACATAAGGACGAGCTTAACGCTTAAATGCGACAATCCAAGCGATACGTTTACGGTTGAGCCTACCAATATGGGCGAACCTTATCGCGAAGGCATATTAATCGGCATTGAGAATACTAACGAGTTTAACAAAAGCGTACATGTGATGCTTGAAGATAGCGAAGCCAAGCAGTTGCGTAATGTGCTGATTAATCGCTACCCGATAGATTAACTTTTAACGCCATAGGGGGCGGTATATATGACAGATCAAGCAGAGTTAGAAGTGGCAGATCTTCACTACCTTGAAGAGCTATACGAAGAGCATTCAGCAGCTTCTGACGAGTTCGAGGCAGAAAAGGCTAATATGACTAGCGCTAATCGAGAGTATGCGCTAGAGAGTCTTTCAGCTAAAGCTAGAGCTATCGAGAGTTTTGAAGCTGATCACCCGAAAGCGGCTAATGCGTTTTGGGGTGATGAATAAAAAAGCCCCATTACGGGGCTAGGCTATCGGCTATTTGCTGAAGTTCGTCAACTTGCGATTTCATGAATCGGTATCGACTCTTCTGCACCTTCTTCCTCTGCCTCTGGTTGTGATAATCCGCAGCTTTCGGCATACACATCGAGATCTTCACTGTTAATAGTTCCAGCATTAATCGCATCTCGCAACACTCGAAAGGCCTCGGCATGAATAGCTTTCTCCTTTGCAATTTTAGCCTCGTACTCCTCGATCGCCATCTTAGCTGGCGCAATAGAGTCGCGAAGCTTTTCAATTTTGGCATCGTTTTTATCAATCAGATCTGACTCTGTTTGCATACGTTTCGTAGCCTGAGAATTTGCTTCTTGTAGCTCGTTGATGCGTGATTCGATTTCGTTGATTTTGTCTAAAACGCTCATGGTATAAATTCCTCTAGGCCGTACACACTGTGCGGCACATGTAATTGATTGGGGATAATTCTGTGGGTATCTTGTCAGTATTCTGTGTGCAAGGTGTGGATGAGCACGCAGATAGTAAAATGGTTGCTAGGAGTAGAGTTTTCATTTCTTAATCGCTCGAATCAATGCTGATACGCCAGACTGTATTGGGTGCCCGTTAGCTGCGTTAAATCGCTGTGATTGCTCGGTTTGAATGGCGCCAAAGTAGGCTTTTAGCACATAAACGAGCGGAGCTATTACGCTGGCAATAAGCGCCCAGTTATTAGCTAAGGCGTTAATCATTGCGTGATCGCCATTTACCGCGGCATAACAAAGCGTCCAAACCGCGGTAACAGCGCACAATGCTAGAATATGAAACGAGTGTTTAGCTATATACGGTCGTGTTGACTGCGGGTTCTTGGCGTCATGTGAAAGCATGATTTTAGTTGTATCCGCAGACTCAACGATTCTAGTTTTTTCAAGATCGATATCGGCATTAAGAATAAGCGCTCTTTGTTCCGCAGGAAGGTTAGCAATAGCCGCGTCAACATCTGAACCCGTTGCAGTGGATGGGAGCTGCCTATCACTTGGAAGTAGCGCATTAACTGCACCAAGAATGGCGCCACCACCTGGCACCACTTCGGAAAATACCGCTGTAGCAGCTCTTTTTATGAAGTCTTCGAGTTTCACGTCATTTCACCCGTTCGCAATATTTCAGCGTTTCTCATTGCTCGGTTTTGAGTTTGATCAGCGTAACGAGAATCCATCAGCTCATTAGCTGCAACTTCCCATTTTTCAGCTTTTAGCGCGTCGATCATCTTTTTGAATTTGAGCATACCAGCTACACCCATTTGATAGCACATATCAACTATGACGATTTGGCGTGCTTCGTTGAGTTCAATAAACCAGTCGTGACTTGCTGATAACTCAGATAGCAAGTCACATAGAATGCTATCTAGCCATACGCGAGCAACGTGCTTCGGCATAAGAATTGTCTCTAGATTAAAGCCTACGCCAATCGTTGGCACATGCAGCGTATCTAAATACATATTCGGTCGAAAACCCTCCTCATCCCAGATCTTTTGCTGTAGCTTACTTTTCACGCCAAAATTCCTCTTTATCTAGTTTGTATTTGCCGGCACGCTCTATGACGACATAGCCACTTATGTAGCGACTCATATTCTGACTATAAGCGCCGACTAGTTCGCAAAATTTGGCTTTGTTGCCGCCAAGATCCGCAAGCATTTCAGCTACTTCGTGTATTTTTACTTTTGTTGTAATCATTTGATTGACATACCCAATAATATGATTATACTTTAGCTCATCGAAGGCATTTAAGCAATTAGGAAATACTATGTTTACATGGCAATCAATCAAAGTTTCAAGTTTAAGCAAGTCTGATATAAAACTAATAAAATTACTTAGGGGATGGAAATGATACGACGACAACTAACACGGAAAGAGCGCGCAAAATTAGAGCGCGATACTCGAAAGATTCTTGCCAAGTGGCGATCTATCGGTGTTAATTTGGCTCCGCAAAAACGCCTAAACTACTCACTCAAGAAGGCTGACAAATGCGTACTAACGGCATGACTCAACAGCAAGCAATAGAAAAGCGCATGGCTCAGATAAAGCGCAACGGCATTAACGATCGAGCTGAAGGGCTTCCGTCTATGCCCGGGCAAGCAAGCCCTTACTACGAAGGCTACAAGCAGCAAAGCGAAAGAATGGGACTGAGGACGGTAAAATGAACGAAAGCTTAAATATATATCAAAGAATTAACGCTGTAATGAGCGAATGCCAATATATTCAGAAAGTCGGGGCGCAGCAAGGGAAGGGCGTTAAGTATGATGAAGTAATGGCAATGATCCGCGAGCTTTTAATTAAGCACGGAATTGTTATGGTTATGCGTCAATTGTCGCTAGATATTACGGGCGGCGTCGATGGAACAAAGCAGAAGGTATATCAGGGCCATTACGAAATGGATCTTGTAAACATTGACGCGCCGACCGAGATTGTTACACATTCTACATTTGCCCACGGCATGGACGGAGGAGATAAGGCTCCAGGCAAGGCGCACACGTATGCGGCTAAATTAATGCTTGTAAAGGGCTTCGGAATCGAAACCGGAGAAGATGAAGAAAGCAGATCAGAAAAGCAGGACCGAAAAAACACAATATCTGACGCTGAACAAAAAAGCCTAGCTGACATGATTCGCGGAGATTCGAAACTATGGAGCAAGCTTTGCACTGCATACAAGATCAGCAACTTATCAGAGGTTCCAAGCTCTAAGCTCGCAGAAATGACCGGACGAATTGAGAAGTTTTGGAGTGCCAAAAATGCAAATAATTAGAGGCGTTGATCAAGGATCAGGTGAGTGGCTAGATATCCGGCTAGGCAAAGTCACCGCAAGCAAATTTAAAGATGTTATGGCCGGCGGCAAAGGCGCAACTAGAAAAGCCTATATGCTTCAGCTCGCAGCTGAAATAATAACAGGCATGAAAACCGACACATTCAAAAACAAGGCAATGGAATGGGGGACGGAAACCGAAGATCAAGCGCGCGCTAATTACGAGCTTAACGAGTCGCTAGAGGTCGAGGAGGTATCCTTTGTACTGCACGACACTTTAAGCGCTGGCGTAAGCCCTGACGGCCTTGTAGGTGATTGTGGGCTAGTCGAGTTTAAGTGTCCGAACACTACTACCCAGATCGAAACGTTCTTATCTGGAAAGATGCCAACGACTCACAAAGCGCAAGTTCAAGGCCAATTGTGGATAACTGAGCGCGAGTGGTGCGACTTCGTAAGCTACGACCCCAGAATTAACGGGGCCGCTGAATACTTTTGCGTTCGCATAAATCGTGACGATGAATATATAAAAACGCTAGAAGAAGGCGTGATCAAATTTATTAATGAACTAAACGAGCTAGTAGGAAAATTACGATGAAAGTAGGTGTGAGCTTAAAGATTGACGTTACAAAAATAGACAAGGCGCGACTGTTTGTGGGGCAAAAAGGCAAATACTTAGACGCAACGGTATTTATTGATGTAGATGAAAAAGATCAGTACGACAAAAACGGCATGATCACTCAAGACGTGACGAAAGACGAAAAAGATCAAGGCGTAAAAGGCAATATCCTTGGAAACTGCAAGGTTTTCTGGAAAGATCAAGGCGCTAGTTATGCGCCACCTCAACAGCAAAGCGCTCCACCTCCACCTCCACCAATGGATAGCATGGACGACGATATTTGCTTCTAACAACACCTAGCGCTCTTATGGGGCGCTTTAACTAACAATGTAGGGAGTAATTAAGTGAAAACAATGTTTTTAATTGCGATAACGTTTTCTTTTTTCGGTTGTGGTCATGAGCTCGGCGATTGCGTCTTGGTTTCAGGTGGCGAATCCGTTGTGGTTGCTAAGTATTTGAAATTTAGTGGTGGTTTCCATTATTACGAAAAAGATGGTGAAATAATGTCAATAAGAGAGTCCGTATATACATCAGTAGACTCGTGCATAGATGGAGATAATCATGGACGCTAACACACTGCTAATTGTCGCCGCATCTTTTGGTTACACATTTATATGCTTAGGCGTATTTCTGTGGTATTTACATAAATCTGAGCGCGAGATACATAAGTATGAGTAAGCTAACAAAGGCGGCTAAAGGCCAAGAGTGTACGGTAAATATTTTCCCGTATTGCAATATGAACCCAGAGACTACGGTACTTGCCCATGCTCCATGCGAAGATAAGTGCATGTCTAAAAAGAGCCCTGATTTTTGGGGCGCTGATTGTTGTAGTGCCTGCCACGATGTTATCGATGGCCGCACACGAACTGACATACCGAGCGATGAGATTTACCTGTGCCATATGCGTGGCGTGTATCGCACAATTAAAAGACGAATCGAGCAAGGGTTGATTAAGCTATGAGCGAGCACACAGAGCAATGCGCAGTCGTTAAGTGGTTTAAGCTTCAGTACCCGAAACATAAAAGGCGAATTATAGCAATTCCGAACGGGGCGGTGTTGTCGGGAAATAAAATTCAGCGCGCTAAACAAATGAACTATTTAAAAGCCGAGGGATTGAAGGTTGGCGCTAGCGATTTGTTCGTAGCTGTTACAACAGATAAGCATTCTGGCCTTTGGCTGGAAATGAAAGACAAAAAGAAAACAAAGTGCACTGTAAGCCAAGACCAGCACGCTCACATGGTGGATATGATCGAGGCGGGATATGCCGCAACGTGGGCGGCTGGATTCGATAGGGCAAAGGAAGTCATCGAAGAGTATATGCTAGATGAAAATAATCGATAGAAAGAAGCCGATGACCGGAGAGCTGGCAAGTCGAACGCAAACCGGAACGCCTATTATTCTTTGGCACAATCAAACATACAGCTCTTTAAGTCGAAAAGACCTTAAAGCAAAGTTTTACGGAAAGCTGCGATATGAGTTTATAAAATGATAGATCTAACGGACGCTGAGAAAGCGCTAGAATTTCTCAAGAACACAGACCAAGAGGCAGGCCGCAGAAAGGCGTATGCGAGCGCTCTAGACGATATGCGCAAAACCGTATTGGCTATGACGTACAACGAGCTAGAAGCAAAGGGGAGCGCCGCAGATAGGCTCAAGAAGGCTGAAGGTAATCCAGACTACCTAGCGCACTTGGAAAAGCTACGAAAAGCCAACGAGGATTACCACATAATGAACAATCAAAGGATCACCGCATCTACACAAATTGAAATGTGGCGATCAGTAAACAGCAACCAAAGGAAGGGCAATATTTAGCCCTCCAATCGTTAACTACATGAGTCTAGATAAATGATTAACTACATAAAAAATCTAACCATTGCGATTATTATAATGCTCATTATTTACAGTCTATTTTACTGCTATGGATGAAAAACAAGTGTTAGCCTGACTGATGTCGTAGCTGTTATAACGTTCATAGCTACGCCAATGTTTGAACTGTCACAAAGCCACTCGGCAAATTCAGCTAGCGCTATAGTCGTTCCAGCACCGTTAGTAAGTCGGTAAAAGTCATTTGTCGTTATGTTGTTTTCTGAGGTTATATCAACGGTCGACGAGCTTTCTAAGCCGTCAGCAGCTTGGTATTGACCAACGCCCAGCGTCCCGCTCGTTATGTTAGTACGATCTCGCACGATAAAGGAGTGAGCTGTTCTTGCGTTCGTTGCGCTTAGCTGTATAGCTGTGACTTCTATCATCGACGGAACAAAGCCGACGTTGAAATTTACCAATCCCGTAGAGCTTGCTGTATATTGCTGAACCACCTTTCCTTGAGATCCGTGCCCCTGATTTCTGTATATGTCAACTTTATGCGGTAGCGCGACATTGCCAGCAAGACACTGTATTTGACTTGACGGAGAAATACCTGAGTTTGCGTATTTTCCGTTTTCTATACTCACGTCGCTAACTATATTATCTGTTCCAGCCTTCGATAACGCGACACATGACCGTGCTTGAGGAGATGACCTATAGTCCGTCTGAGTTGTTCGAACTCGTATATCGACACAGGGGGTATCTAGTAGTGATGAGATCACCACCCCATCTAGCTTGTCAACAGTCGTGCCGTCGATTCCAGAGGCTACAGCAAGAGGTTTGACAGGGTAAAGTATACTGTTATCTCTGACTATATCTCTAAGCGACACGTCGACATCAACATCGTTGCAGCCAAGTATAGAAACGCCATCTAGGGCCGTGTTCGCTATACTCCCGCGAGCCTTAACACCCGCGCAATAGTTAAGCTCTACACCAGACGAGGCTATATCCGTCAGTGTTGTGCCATCTATGCTGCAATCTATATCGATATCTTTAGCGTACGCTGAAAATATAGTGGATTCACCATTGTCTCTAAATTCGCCGCTAAGACTACCGCCTTTAACGGGATTGAACGTAACAGCCGATCTTACGTTGTCATAGGCGTGATAATTGTCGATTATAGTATTCTCGCTGGGAACAAAATTACTCGTTCCTCCTGCCTCGCCCATTATTGCCCTATGATTCATGATAAAGCCTGAATCAGCACTGGTATCAATGCCGTTTAGCTCAAAAGTTCTACCTGATAAGTTTGCAACTGTATATTCCCCATCCGGCACACTGGCCAAACCTGTCACTTCTTCGATGTAAACCTTTGAGCCATTCGAAACCGATCCGGGCGGGTTAGAATTTAGCGTTACCACGGCGGGATTAGCTTTTGTTATGCCGACAATAAGACGGACGCCGCCGAACGACTGTACATAAATTGGAGAACTAATGTCGTCGTCTTTGCCATTGTCGTGCGCAATACAGTTCGTTATCTTCATATTCAAGCAGCCGAGATCTTCTATCCCCCCGTTGCTCTCGTGATTTATTATCTCAACTCTATTGCAAAATGGATTGATGACACCGCGAAACGATAGACAAGGGCCTTTAGTCGCATAGCTAGCGTCTGGATACGCTATGTAGCTTCGCCCCGCACCGTCAATAGTCAAGTCCTCAAATCCTATATCGGAATCTTGACGCACGCGGTTGATAGGGATATTTGCATTTCTATACATCGGCATGGTTAGCGGCATCGAATTACTAACTCCAAACACTGTTAAGCCGACACCTGCGCCTTTCGACACAGTTTTTGATCTTTTTACTAGCTCCGATGATTGTATTGTTGTTCCGATTGGGTATTTTGCTATTCCACCGGTCGATGCGAATGCTGTGTACATAGCTTGTCTCGCAGCTGTATCATCAGTTGACCCATCGGCTAATACACCGACAGACTTTGCGTTTATGACCCCGTCAACAATGATAAGCTCCCATTCATGCCCCAGCGCATCACTAAGCTTTGCGTCGCCAAGCTGGGCGGGCGACTGACTAACTGCAAGCCCTGTCACGCCGGTTTTTCTCCATTGTGCTGCGCCACCGTCGCCCTCACTGCTATAACCCTTCGTTTCGACAATCTGTCCAGTCGCAATAGAGGACATATCGCTAATTATTAAATTTTCAACGGTGGAAAATGCACTTTCGTCTGAGGCTGAACCGCTCAACACGACAACGTTAGGGTAGTCTATGACGCCATCAACTGAAGCTGCTTGAATATCATAAGTTCCCTCTTCAACGTAAAACTGTGCGCGCCCGTTAGTGTCGGCAGTGAACGGATTATCAGCCGCCAATGTTCCCTCTATGTTTACCCATAAATCCACCAGGCCACCGCCGTTTTCGGCAGTGTTTTTTACCGAAACTATAGCGCCAGGAATGGTCTGCCCGCTGGTCGTTTTAGTTATAAATCTATCATAAATTGCTATAGCCATTTAGTTCACCTGTGGGCCTAATATGTTTGCTGTTCCTGATATTGTAACAAAACTAACACCATCAATGGCAGCTCCAGCAGCGCCGCCAGCGCTAGACGCTGAAGCGCCCGAAACACCTGGTGTTCCGCCTGCGCCGGACTGTCCTGGCGCAGGATCACCGCCCAAAGTATCCGTCCCACCTGGTGATCCTGCAATGTTTCCAGCACCGCCGCCACCATTTAGACCGCCACCTATAGATGAGTATCCCCCGCCTCCGCCCCCGCCCCAAATATCAAAAGTTCCAATAATATCAACGGCAAAAGTTGTTAGCAGTGCTTTGCCACCTGACCCTCCAGCGCTTCCAGACGCGCCATTCCCGCCGTTACCGCCCGCCCCCTGTATCCTTCCGTCACCGTCAATCTCCAAAATAACCCCAGCAGGCCAGCTACCAACATCAAGAGCCGGCTGTCCTGTAGAGTTTGAACCTATGCTAACTCCGGTAGAAACAACAAGTCTAACGGTATTGCCGGAAACGGCGGGAGAATATATAGCATCATGAAGAGATCTAATATTTACGTTTCTTGTGTCGGTATTGATATTTATTATTCTAAGGCCTGGAACTGGGGGCTCTACTGTTCCAAAATTAACCTCCTCGGACACTATGGAGTATACGCCGTTTTTCTCCTCAATCGATATAACTTGGCAGCTTATCGGGTCAGCAGTATCACCCTGAGAATCTTCGAAAATATGACTCTGAATTGTTATAGTATCCCCAAGGCTAATGGGAGGCGTATTTATACAAGAGACAGGTATTTTTTTTGGTGTCTTTTGATATCTTGCAAGAATTTTATCGGAAACAGCGCTAACAGCAGGAAAGTTATCAGTTGTTATCCATCTGCTTGTTATAACTCTAATTGCTGGAGGGTTGTTTTCTAGAGCCACAACGGGATCGGTGCCTAGCGCCGCATGAATCGCAGAATAGTTCTTTTGCTCGCTTTGCTTTTCCGACGGGTTTCTTTTTCCGTAGTAAACCCAAAGCTCTGAAACCCGCTTGTTTTTTAACTCCTGTTGCTGAATTTTTCCGACAAGTATAGAGTCGTCAGTAAGTTCTCTTACCGGCAGCTCCTGCCTCAAAACCTTTAAAACTATATTCTTTTCCGGTATATCTACAAAAAAGGTTAGCCCAGCCTCACGGCAAAGCTCCTCTATAAGTGTTCTAACTGGCGTTGGCTTCATTATTTTAGCTGTGTAAAGCCGACCTAGATACGCATCAACCTCGGCTGTCCATGCTGCAAAGTCAACATAAGATGAAGGAATTGCCGTGGCGTTTGTTATCAAGTCATTTATTATAAATGCTGGGTCTTTTGCGTCATACTCAACGGCCAGCTGAAACGTCTCATCCGCTTCGTGATCATCAGCACCAGACCCACCGAAACCCCTAGCGATAAGCGTTACGGTATCGCCAGACCTTGTGAATTGGCAGTTTTCATCACCAATTGACGCGAATCCAGTTATGGGATAGTCGGAATTTCCTATACCAGCTGGGGTCAGCGTTAGAGATGTGTCGGTATCTGTTATTGAACTAAGAAGAGACCCTTTCGACGGTAGCGGATATTGTGACTTATCTCCGTCAACAAACTTCATAATATCTTTTGCGGTGAATGAAAAATTACCGCTAGAGTCTGGTCCGGCTGTCGAATCAACTACATAGTAGCGCGAGGTCATTTCAGATATGTCCTGATCTGCGTACCCGTCAATAGTCCTAAACTCATAACCTTCAAGACTTCCCCATCTTGCGCTAAACTTACCCCAGTACGTCCCCTTGTTGTAAGGATTTCCAGTTCTTGACGTTGGGTAATTGTCAAACTCCGAATCATTTGATTTGAAATTTCGCATCGATACCGTTACGGACTCGCGAACACCTAGCCCCTCCCCTGGGTCGATAACCAAAGGGCGGCGACTTATATTTTTGATACATGGCTGAGCTTCAATATTTATATCCAAGCTGCCGGAAGGCATAGCCCAGCGCAAAACCTGATCTGAGCCGGCCAAATAGTTTGCAGGATCTTGGCATGTGCGCGGGGAGTTGTAGCACTTAAAGTCTCCAGTAACGCCAACCGACGCTGTGCAGGGTGATGTACCGTAAACCCTAGAGCATGGGTTTATTACTAACTCCGCATATCTTACAACCTCTCTCATGCCGTAGCCTCTACACTTAATCCCCAACTCATCCTACCGCCCATCGAGTCGCCTCCCTGGTTGTTGGGTTGAATATTATCCTTTGTCCACCCGTAAACTATATCATCCTCGTATTTTGTTGGACTCCAGCTAAAAAAGAACGTCTCTTGAGCTGACCCTTCGACCGCCTCGCTGTTTATTCCATTCACATGATTTATAAACGGCACAACATTCAATCTAACATAGTCTGGGCTGTTGTTTTCTTGCTGTATTTCTGACGATCTATAAGCTCGCAAAACAACAGCCCCAAGATATTGACCGTTTTCTGATCCATAATTCTGTTTTTTTACATTTTTTACCATTGATGGAGAGTGACCAACATAAATTCGCCTCTGTAGGATTAGAACTCTGCCCATTTTGACGTGGGCAATAATCGGCGGGTTTATTTTCAGACCTGTTTTTTCTATCACTATTCTAAAATATGCTGTAACTGTGGTTACGTCAAAATAGTCAAGTATTGGACTGTCGTCATTGCTTGTTTTAAATGGAGTCAAATCTACCCATGTAATATTGTCAGCGCTAGATTGCATCTTGTAAGAAAACACCTCAGACCCAAGGTTATGCCTAGCTATACCAATATAGTCAACCGGGTGCCGACCTGGGTTTTCTAGTAAAATATACTGAGTTAGGGTTGATGATGCGCCGCTATACCCCTCGCCCTCCCATGTCGTTGATGTGTCGGGAGACCACATATTTGAGGGCGGTCTAGATGACGATGTACCAGGTACAGAGATATCATCTACTGTTAGTACAGACCTATAAGCAAGTATCGGGCTATTTTTAGAGTAATCACTACCAAGAATTTCGTTTAGAAACCCTGCATTATTTATATATATGCTCATGCTGCAAACACCACTTGGCCGCCATCTTTCGAGAATTCATGTATTCGCTCCCCGAACGCCTGCATTGACGCCCCTGAAAATATAGCGTTTGGATCAATAGAATCAACCGTTAGAGTTTGGCTTTGCTGCGCTTGAGCACCACCAACCCCAACAGGATTCGGGGCCTGTGCGGGAGTCCCGCCACCACTTGCAGCCGCGCCACCTGCGCCGCCAAATTGCTGGTTTTTGATGTTTGATAGTTGGGCGAATCCAGTAGCAGCCGCCCACGCTACCGCCGGTATTGCCATAGGGTATCCAAGGCGCACACCCGCAGCTATACCTTGAAACGTACTAATTAGAGCGTCAGCAATGGCCCACGCTTTTGATATCTGGAAAGCTTTCTTGCTTCCTGTCGCCATTGTACCGACAACCGACTTCATGGCCCCAACCGTTTCACTAGTAGCCATACCCCAGTGGGATTTGGTCATCCTTTGGATTGCGCCGTTGCTTTCTGCGTGAATTCCCTGCACGTTTTTCAAGTGCTGCCTTAACGATTCCTCGCTTTGCGTTTGCTCTTCTGCTTGAACCTCTAAATCTGTTTGAGTTGGGTCTACCATTTCGTTGCGTGCATCAGCGACGACTTGAGCGGTTTCAATTGCGCGCTCTTTGACATCCTCTAGAAAATCATTGACGGCATCGCTTGGCATTGGCTGCATAGCCAAATCGTGTAATTCCTGCCGAACGACCGCAACGCTATTTCGCGCCTCATCCCCCAGACTTCGAAGACCAACCATAAAATCTGAATCGCGCAATAGATCCTTCTTTAAAATATCAACCCCAGGGATTTGATTTAGCTGATCTATAACCGCATTGCTAGCCATAGTCGAAAGATCCAAGTATCCAAGAACAGCCTCAGACGCTAGCTCGAAAGAAGACACCGCAGCCGCACCAAATCCAACCGCCACCAGCTTGACAGACTTAAACGCGACACGGAGTCCGTGAATAAAGTCGGCAAGTTTAGCTGCGGCCTTTATTGATCGAGTAACGGCTTTTTCAACATGCACGCCAAATCCGCCCGACTCCTTTGCAAGATCTACGAATCTATCTGAAATTTCTTTAACAAATGGCGCAAGCTCGACCGTAAAAGTATTCCCAAGACCTTCTATTACGGTTTGAGCTTCAAGAAAAGCATCGTTTGCCGCCTCGACTTGAGCCGCATCAATTCGCGTTATAGCAACACCGTATTCTTCAAGCTTTTTAACTGTTGGGGCAATGCCGTCTTTTTCGATCTGGTTTAAAACTTTCAGCATTGCTACGCCATCGCGCCCGAAAATATCGGTAGCAATTGACGCTTTGACCGTTTGGTTTTCTACGCCAGAAATAGCATCTGACAATTTTTGCAGTTGCTCGTCTGGTGACAGATTTATAATATCGTCTAAGTTTATACCTAGATCTTCCAGCGCCCTTGCGGCAGTCCCGCCAGACCTTGCGGCCATACCTAGATTCACCTCCATTCGACGCAAGCCTTTAGCCATGCTTTCAGCGCTAACACCGTTAAGCTCCGCTAGGTGATTAAGCGCTTGGAGTGATTCAGTTGTTACATTTAACGCGTCTGCCGTCTTAGCCAGGCTGTCGATCACCTTTGACTGTCTAGCGTATAGCGCCGCAGTCATAGCCGCACCAGCCGCCACCGCAGCCGCGCCCATTTTGGCCGACGAGGTGGCAACCGCGCGCATTCTACGAACTGAGCTTTTGCTAAAATTCTTTACAGATCTAGCGGCTTTCGCCATGCCTTGCTCTAAATCTGCGGTATTTGCGCCAACTCTTACGGCTAAATCACCAACGGCTGCGGCCATGTATTACTCCAACATTTCGTATAACGACGCCCATTTGTCTTTAATATTTCGCTTTTCGGGCGGTACTTTAGATTCATAATACAGCCAGAACTCGGCTGGTGAAAGTCGCCAAAACTCTGAAGGCGGCAAGCCCCACGCGCCAACTGCCACCATATAAGCTTCGCGAACTAGCCTTTGCTTGCTTTGCGCCTGCGCTTTCGTGGGGTCGTAGTCTTTGGGGGCGGCGATTCCTGCAAGTGTTCGGGCGGGATCATAAGCATTAATAGGGAATTAACAGCCTCCTGAATCGCTACACCTTCGCCTGTGCCGCCTATCATTGCCGAATATACCAGCTCTTGAGTAGCACCGCGCGCACCAGCATACTTCAATGCGTCACTGTATGCGCGTGATATTTTGCCAAACTTAACGCCGTTTTTTGATGTTAAGTCTTGAATTGTAACAACTTCCTCGATCACCTCGATTAAGCCCATTACCCTATCGTGCGGAACGGTGAACTCTTCACCCTTCCAGGATAAACCCACTTCGTGAAATATGCTCATTTATGCGGCCTCTGGCGTATAAACCCACGCCCCTGAACTTTCTAAAGTCCCGCTAAACGTGGACGCATCATTATAAGGCATTCCAAGCTCAAAACCTGACAATCTAAAATCGCCGGTCAAAGTTGCTTTTGTGGTATTTGTCGGGTCAATGATAGCTAACTCAAGCTCAATATCTGTAAATAACTTAGATTGCGTAGTGTCCATAACCAGATTTAAGAGCGTGTCATCTTTAAATATACCGTCAATGGGTATATCAATCTGCTCTTGACCAGACGCGGCAAGAAGCAGGCGAATGCCGTCATCTTCACCGCTTGTAACATCGATACTTTCACCGCTCCAGTTCAAGCCTTTGGTTCTAACACCGGCCAACCGTGTAGCGCCCTTTTTTAATACTGCTTCTCTTCCAACAAATCCAGCCATGACACTATACCTTTTGTAGTAAAATTTTAAACGTTGTGACGCCGTGACGAGTTAGACCGTCAGCATCGATAAAACTCTGAGAGCCTTCCCAATCTATCGCTATTATGTCATAGCCCGAATAGGTTGCTTTCTTTCTGTGTAGGGCATCATATATCGCCCCTTGAATCTGCTTTGTTTGCTTTTTACCTCGACCTCTAGACCATGAATGTATGGCAATTGTAGCCACATCTCCTAGCGTGTCATCGGTATCATCTTCGTTGTGAGTGCTTTCCCCTATGCTAACATAAGGAAATTTTTGCTCCTGGGGGACATCATCAAAAACACCCATAACAATAGCTTTAAGGTATGCGCTTGCATTAAGCAAATTATATACAGCACCTTGGACTGCTAGCTCAAAGCTTGGAAACTGATCAGGCAAAAAAACATTTTCACTAGAGTAAATGCTCATTTCTTAGCGTTCCTTTTTGCTTCTCGTGCCAGCGCATTTTCTAGTTTTTGTCCAAACTGTCTTAGCAGTGTTTCGGTAAAGTTTGCGCTGGCTTTTTCGGCTGCCGGCTTTATGAATGGTCTTGCTGCTTGGCCGGTCTTGCCTTCTGTCCCGTACTCAATAAATCTCCAGTAAAATGCGTCGTGTTTTGCGTCGTTACCATGTTCAACCCTTACCTCACTTGTCGGGGCTGTTGGTGGCGACTTCTTGCGCTTGGCTTTGATTGCTTTGCGCAATTTCCCACTATCCCTTGGCGCTTCACTCTTTGCATCCTTTGCGATTTCAGCGGCCACGCCGTGAATAGCGGCGCGCATTAAATTTCTCGAGTGTCTAGGGCCGACATTTTCAAGCAAGTCTACAAGCTCGGTAGTGCCTGTGATTTCAAAGCTTACACTCATTGCGCAACGCCTCGCTCCGCATACATTTCTAAAAACATTGATCGTCTAGTGCGTTTAGGAATATATCGAATATTGTATTCGTCGTCATCAAATTTTATTCTGTCATTTTCTTTTATATCGTCACGATAACGTATAACAAAAAGACTTAAAGCCTCTGCGTTTAGCTTGTCGAACCGCTCAACTTCTTTTCCTGAAAGAGCCCGAACCTTGCAAAACACATCGCTATCAATAAAGCGAATAGTCAAATCTTTACCGCCAAACCCGTCATCAGTGAGCACCTCTGCATAAAGGTCGATTTTTTCGTCTAACTCTCCAGCCCTATACACCTAACTGCACCCTATACGGCCAAATAGAGGCCATTACTGCGGGATTTTCCGCCACCGAAAAGCCTATAACGCTTTCAGAACGTAAATCATAAAGATCTGTGATCATCATTAGCATAGCAACTTTAGCGCCTCCAAGCTCAACAGGTGCGCCAGTAGTGACCGTTATCGTGTAGCTTTTAGCGTTAGATGGAAATGAATCATCAGGATATATCACTTGTTCATCTGAAAATAGAGTATAAGTTCCTCCCGCAATTGTTTGCTGTGCGTTTTCGTCATCAATATACGTGATTGAATCAACGCTAATAAGATCAGGATACGGCAAATCAATTTTTGTTAAATCAAAGCCGCCATCAAATACGATTTTAACTTGCTGCTCAGTAAAAAACCTATTGCAAAACTTTTCGGCCTTATCTCGCGCAATAGCAACCAGCATTTCGACATGATCGTCGTCGTCGCCTATTTTAACGCGCAATTGTGCACGAGCCTCATCCATGGATACAGGCTCAGAGGTGGGCGAAGTTACAGCAACGGTTTTATAGGTCATTTATCTTTTTTTCCGCTAGATTTTATTTTCTTGTCTTCAATCAATGCTGATTTTAGCTTTTCGTTCTCTAACTCCTTTAGCTCCATCACCTTTTTAGGGTCTGTAATTTCTGCAAAACTAGGAGGACGATATATCTCGCAAATCTTTTTTTCAATAAGTTTTCTAGCTCGCTCATCTGGAAAACCTTTAACCTCACCAGCATCGCCAGCTTTAGACTTAATAAGACATTTAAGTATCATTTGATCACCAAATTATAGGGCGCTGTATTAGCCGCCCCCACTGATTATGGAGCGACGGTAAATAAGCCCTTACAAAATGCGCTTGGTCGCTGAATGCCAAGGGTGTAACGCTCTTCCGCTAAAATTGCAACGCCATTTTTAACAAAATAATCTGCATGCGATTCGCTAACTCGAATTTCTACAGATTCGCGATCATAGATTTTTGCGCCCATAGTCCAATCGCCAAGAATAAAGTTGCTGACTGTCATGGCATTTGTTACAACTACCGGCATGCGCCAAATGCGTTCGCTAGCACCTTCCGATGGAAACTGAATCATCAGATAGTGACCATCTGTAGCTTTTGCGGTCTCTAATGTTTCCCAGTCAGCAGGGTTTAAAACCACTCCGGTCATATTGTAGTATTCAGCAGTTTGGCACGTAGTAACAGCAGATCGAATATGCTCAATCATTGCAGCAGGAAGATCGGCAGCCGTTGTGCCCGACGCAATCTGGCCTACAGTTGGTACGTCAGCGTCAACCATGAGTCCAGTCATATTTCCGTTTGTGCCATCACCGAAAAGTAGCTGATCGTCAGATTCCAATTGTAGTCCATACCGCAAATCAATATCGATTAGCGATTTAAGCATAGGGGCATCAGCTAAAGCTTGACGTGAAGCCGGCACCCAGTGCGCAATGGTAGAGCCTGGAAGCTGAACCAACTCCCAAGTAATGTTGGATTCGCCTTTGGCCGCAAACTCTGCGCTTTGCGCACCTGCATTATTAGTAAAAACCAACTGTCGCATAAATTCAGCTGCGCCCGTAGACGAGGGAATTGTTGGGATCAAATCACGAATACGTTTTTGACGCTCTGGCTCTCGATATACGGTAGGGTCTCGATAAGTATCAACTAAAGGCCCTGCCGAAGTGGGAAGCGTAGTAATCGCCTTCTTACTAATTGACATTGGAATATCGCTTCCACGGTTCGTTGAGGTCATATTCTTAAATACGTCAGACTCAACAAAGCTATCACCTAGAGACTTCACTGAAGACGCCTCAGGTATTTTAGCCGCCTTCTGGTGAATATCTGTGATCTCATCTTTTAGCTGATCAATTAGCGCCTTTTGGGCCTCCATAGTCTCGCCCATTGACTTTAGTGAAGCATCGGAGGCTTTTCCACTTTCCTCTGTTTCTAGCTTTATTGCTTTAATTTTTTCATCGATCTGCTCTGCAATTTTAGCGAGCGCGTCTTTTGTTTCCTGTGACATGGTATCCACCTATAATTTAAAGTTTAGTAGTGCATTTAGTGTTTCTTTTTCTTCTTTCTCGTCACGCTCACCGTGAATGCTCTTTACTGCCGCCACGGTCGCCGTGGCTTCAGATTGCGAAAGACCTTTTTCTCTCAAAAACTTTTCTACATCTTTTAGATGCTTTACCGACTTTATGCAAGTCTTAGACTCTTTAATATCTGCAAGACCTAGTGATTTTATTGCAGCCATAACGTTCTCTCCCATCATTCTTGGCTCACACGGCATGACCGTTAGTGTGTCTCGCTTTAAGGGCCAGTCAATAATGTTTTTTCCATCTCTGCGCGTTCTTGAACCTATGGCTTCGCTAGAGTTTCCGATCACGCCTGCATCAATTAACGGCTCTATAAACTCCATATATTTAGCGTGACGATTAAGTACGCGCTCGACAAATATTCCATTGTCATCTACAACCGCAGTCTTCCAATCAACAAAACCTAGAACATCATCACTATTTACTCCCAAGCCATCAGGATCTAGACCGTGCTCGAAATCAACATGAAGCATTTTAGACGCCGTATACGGACTATCGAAATTTGTCGTCTTTAGGAAAGTTTCGCCGGACATATCCCGCCCGCCAAACAATACTATATAGTTTGATACTCTTAGCTCGTCATCACTTGATGATACCGATTTTAAATTATTATTCATTGATTCCACCATTTTCCGATCCAAGCTCGACCAAAGAGCCATTCATGTATAAATTATCCCCGCCAGCCTTTGGGGGCCGGCCCTCTTCGGCCCTCCCCTCGTTTGGCGTTATCAACGACGCGTTTACGGCTTTCGATTGAGCGTCAAGCCTAGTAGCCATATCTGCACGCAAAAGGCTATCAAAATTAAATTCTATATCTGTCGTTTTCCAATCTTCGCGAGGCATCAAGTTAACCTTCATGCTTAGCTCAATACGCTCCAGGTATGGCTTAACATTCAGTTTATAGAATCCCATGTTGATTTCAGCTATACCGCTACCCCATGTTGTGGTGCCTGAAGTGTCATTAATTAGAACGGATGGCACACCTATAAACCTTGCCAAATCTTCAACAGAATATTTCCTGCTTTCTAGCAGCTGCATATCTGTTGGGCTAAGGCTTGTTTGCTGGTATTTAAAGCCAGCTTCAAGCACGAATAGAGAGTTGCTATCACCTTCGTTTAGCCCTTTATATGACTCCTTAATAGATTCTTTTTGTGCTGCTGTTAGAGCTTGATCTATAGTCAGTACGCCGTTTGTTTTTCCTCCGTTAGCAGCTAAAGTTCCCTGCCTATCAGCTAGATCTTTACTTAACCCAAGAGCATTTCCAGCGTATAACAAGGGTGAAAGTCCGACTATTCCATTGCCAAATATTTTTATATGCCAAATTGAATCCTCGCTGAATATTTTTACACTACCGTCTTCCGCTTTGTACTCGTAGACTATTGAGCCGTCCTTCATTAAAAACACATCAACTTGAGATGAAGGGTAAACCATCAGGGAAACTATTCGCCCAGCGGAAATCTGCTTTACAACATATGCATTACCCCATACGACAAGGTTTAGCATTAACTGCTCAAAAAACTCTATTTTTGTTTGGTATCTATTCGGCCTGTAATTCAAGAGTTCCCATAGGTCATTGTCTGTCTTTGGGGATTTTACGTTAGTTTCTAGATCCCGCTCATAGCAAACCAAAGGCATTACCGAGACGGTCTCGGTAAGAAGTCGCACACCGGCCCAAAAAGCGCTCTGAGTCATTGCGACATCGAAGCTCTTTACTTCGGTAGGGGTGCTAGGATATTCCTTCTGCCGCCCCTCGGAGACAGTATCCCCGCCGTTGCCAAAAATATTAGAGAACCAATTAGACATTCATACCCTTAACGCGCTAAAACTAATAAATCATTAAAATCAATTCGAGCCGCATTGTCATTCATTGATCTGCTCAATGCCATCATGTGCGCTACAGCCCCATCTATTTTATTTTCTTCGCGCTCTTTGCGCGGGTAAACGTTGTCCTTTGCATCGGTTTTAGCGACAACGTTTGACAACATCCAAGTAAAAACTGGGTCGCCATTGTGTGAAACCTTTCTAGATCTAATCAAACCGTCCATTTGCTTCATTGGCTCACTAAAATTAAGCACAGTTGGCCGAACCTCAACAACGGGAACGCCCTCACTCATAAGCTCAGTAACTAGCATTGTAGCTTGAAAAGGATCATAAGCCAATTCAACAAGCTCTAACATGCTTGACAGCTCCAAAATATCCTCTTTTATCTCGTTAAAGTCGATTATTTCACCATCTGTTATAGTGATATAGCCCTCTTTTGCCCATGTCGAATAGTGAGAATTTGCCGCCCCATCGATAGCAGCCTCCGGCAAATAGTATTTTCCGAACCTTACAAAGCTTTCGTCGCCCAAAGGAATCAATATTTCTAACGCAGCAACATCAACCTTGCTTGCCAAATCTAGGCCGATATAAGCGCGCATCCCTTTGAAATCTTCCAGCTTTAACGCTGTATCCTCTGCCTCAATCCACCGCTCAACATTGAAATAAGCTTCACGAGATCCAACCCACACATTAAGATGCTTTGTTTTATAGACTGATTGCTTTCGAGCGTTGTTTTTGGCGTCGGCAAGTCTTGCTAATAGGAAATCTTCACCAACCGAAACGCCGAAATTAGGATTCGCTTTTTTTAGTGTCTCAACGCTTGCCCAATCGTCACCAGAATCAACCGAATAAATAAGCGCAAACAGCCTATCATTCTCTACCGCACCGTCTAGAATCTTCTGAGCTTCGAGCTGTAGCGCATAACACGGCCCAGAAAGGTTATCCCCCGCCGTTGTTATCGATAACAGCAAAGGCTGAGAGCGCGCCCCCATACCCGTTTGCATAGTGTCGTACATTCTATCGTCAGAATGCTCGTGATATTCGTCAACAATTGCGCACGACGGGCTTGATCCGTCACCAGGGTTTCCAATTATTCGCTCAAACTTGGAGCCGGTTTTGGGAATGTTAATATTTGACGCACGAACATCAACGCCAAAATGATCGATAAGTTGCGGGTTATTTCTAGCCATGATCTGAGCGGGTATGAATACTTCGCCGGCCTGTTTCTCACTAGTCGCCCCGCTATACACCTCGGCTCCATGCTCGCCATCAGCACACAGCATATATAAACCGATAGCCGCGGCCAGTTGAGACTTACCATTCTTACGCGGAACCAGTAGCAGAATCTCAGAATACCGGCGTAGGTCATTCTTTTTGCGCTTCCACCCGAAGATATTAACGACAAAAAACACCTGCCAAGGCTCAAGTATTAAGTTTTTACGCTTGCGCGACCACTCGCCCTTAGTGTGAAACTGAAGCTCGACAAACTTACACGCCTTAGCTGCCGCTGCGTTGTCGTAGTAGCAAAGTGAGTCCTTGTCGTTTAGGTCGTTAAAGAAATTCCGACACGCTAATCGAATATATTTGCCGGCTGGGATCTCTCCGGATAGAACACCTTCAGCGTACCCCTTAGCTATTGAAGTGTAATTCTTGCCGCGTGGTGCTGATACCATAACAACCTTTTCGGGCTGCTTGCGCTCTTGCTTTGGCGGCTCTGCGCCTTGCTTGTCGGCGCGCATTTGAAGGTATGCGATAACCTCTGGATGGCTGGCGTCTATCTTTTTGCCAACGAAGGCGTTAGGGAATTGCTTACTGGCTACGCGGGTGATCGTAGCGGGATTAACACCCGCACGCCGCGCCAGATCTGCCTTGGTTATTAATTGTTGCATGCAATTATTTTAAAGCTTGCATGCAACTACTGCAAGTTAAACCTTAATCATGGCCGCTTTTGCCCTCATCACAGCCAATAGCCTTAAGTAAGTCGTCATCAACTACAATCTGTAGATTAAGTATCGCTACATCTTGAATCTGCATATCAATATTGGCGCTTCGCACCTTCTTAACGCCTAAGTGATCCGATATACGTAAAATTAATTCTCGACCTGATAATTTTCTACTGACCACTACATTTCTCCAAATGGGTTATCGTTCTCGCCTTTGGGCACTACGATCTTTTGCCTGTCACTTGGCGTCATTCCGTACCGCGACATTAGCGAATCGAGGCGCGACAACTCCGCACCATTCAGCTGAGGTATGACCGCCTCCTTGTCAAACTCACCATGGCGAAATCGATAAAACAGCTTAGACATTAATTCGAATGTAGGTCGATCCGTTTCGCTCAGTACACCGACGAACATGACCGAGACAAGATAGTCCCACACTTCTCGCTCACCCTCAGAAAAGTAAGAAGGTGCCGGCCCAATTCCGCGAACAACTTTAGGGGCGTCTTTATTTGCACGCCCTGAATTATGCTTTGCTGAGCCGTTTAAGTCTTTCATCAACTGCGGCTTTGCTGGTCTACCCATGTCGGGACTCCTTTAATGTGAACAGTGTAAACTTATATTTTGAGGGTGTAAAAAAATGAC